ATTTAGCCCTTGGTCATCCAAGTCGATACCCACGGTCTTCAACCGTGACCTAAAATAACCACCACAGCCCTTTTGGAGGAACATGTTCCCCCGAGGCTCAATGGCTATAACGCGGTCGGTTTTTGCGTTTTTAGGCACCGTGGCAATTCGACAACCATCTACAACTTGGAAGTTGTGAGATAGTAATGAGAAACTCCCCGAAGGGAAGATCCCTAGAATTGCATACGACCAATGAAGATCGTTCTCGATGGCATTCCTCAGAAGAGGAAGTGCTTCTCTAGTGACGGTGATTGGGAGTTCTGCGACCTTGCGGTCAATCTGTGCTTGCTTCCGAGGAAACTCGAAAGTAGCTCCAGGACCCCACCCGAAGTGAGACTCTATCTTAAAGACACTACATGGCCCTAATAAGCGAGAGATTTTTCGCTGAGCACTATAAAATATAGATGCCAGCTCTGGACTGTGTCCAGAATCTCTTGCTTTTCGGAGCCGCGCATTTGTCTTAAGACAGTGATCTTCAGAAGTTTTGAATTTCTGAAGTGCCTCTTGCTTTAGGTCAAGACCGGTCTTTAGCCCTATCCATTTAGATAGAAAGCTAACGACCATATAGTCATCTCTAAAACGTGCGGCATCACAATACCACAAGGGGTCTATCGACATTTTAGCTAGCTCAATATGAGCATATTTAAAACGAAGATAAGCCCCAAGTGATATGGGTGAATCGACATGAATGCATAAAGCAGAGAAAACATCTGCTTCAACGGATCGGTCAAAACCGGTCTTCTGCATTTCAATCCTTCCTAAGTTAAAACCGAGGGAGGACCCAAGATGACGGACTGACTACCGTCAATCATGGATCAGAAATAATTAATAAGTGTCTCAATGACCGCTGTGACATTACTGTCAGCAAGTAGAAACTGAGCATACTTACGAATATCTTTCCGATCCTGAAGCAATCCACGTTCCGGGAACATAAATTCCATCTGGACGCGACAGATGTACGAAATAGTCGGCGCAGGCGTAATGCCGGCGTCGTTCGTACCAAGTGTCTCGGCCTTCGGAGTGTGGATCGCAATCTTGATGCGATTCATTCGACCATTCGACTGTTCGCCTGGAGCTGGGGGAAGAGGCTTAACGAGTTGGATAGAAATGCGATTAAACGCAATACTAGCCGAACCCGATTGATCCTCAAACCACCAAGTACCAGACTTCGGATCGAAGGAAGCGGGGACGAACGTGTGAGCAACCGGAGTTGCTTGAGCATCGTTCAGGACAATGTTAGCGATAGCAGGCATTAAAGACCCTTAGAAGGGGCGGCTAGTATCAGGGAACCATTCCATGATATTCAAGCCTGTTAGCAGTTAACTGTCAGAGGTTATGAGCCCCATTGTTAACAATTCCTCTTCGTCTGTAAACGTGATAGATGATTGAATGGTTACCAATCATCATCGTTTACCAAGGAACTGTGACAGAAGTGCTGCCGCACTTAACAACCGAGAGCTTCCTAAGTCAGCCTTGAACTGAGGAAGTCTTGGATAAGGGGAACTGGTAAGGACCGTACGGTCCTTACTGGTTCGAATAGTAGATACAGACTGGTCCTTAACTCCAGTAATCAACGTACCGGTAGACAAATTACCCGATAAATAGGTGTAATTTGCTTCGTTACGTCGAGAGCTGAATTTACGGTAGCCTTGTATCACTACTCCACCCTTAAAAGCCTGCTGATAAAGCAGGGCGCTCTCAGTAGCTCTTAAATAGCCTCCGATGTCGACAAACCAGTCGAAGACGAAGCTGTACGGAAGCAGCTCCCAGGCAATGGAGATCGGGTTCAAACTCGACCACCCAGCCAGTTTTAAGAGCGCGCTATCGGTGAAGCCATAAAGGCCCACAATCCTACATCGGAAGGAAGCATCTCTCAGGTCACGATGAACATCGTAACCACGATAGGTGCCACCCCCGAGAATAGAGGTAGTGGACTCATCATGCCAACGCTCTCTAGCGCGAACATCAATAACTCGATAAGGAGCAGTGGGTTTAGCAACTAGCTTATCAGCGGCTTGAAAGACGTCATTAACTAACGGCCTCCAACCATACTGATACTCTAGCCATTTATTCCCAATGTTCTTCGGGTTAAAGGTGTTCTTCACGTAAGAGGTGAACTTAGTCACAGCCTTCAGCATCCTAACCGTCTGACCACCCTCAAAGAGGGATACAGACAGATCAAGTTCCCCACGTAGCTTTTCGTAATAACGGTCTAAGGCCCTATTATAGGCCATAGCTGTCATATCCGTCCAGCTAGCAAGGGGCTGAAGAC